TTCGTAGATGTTCTCCTGCCACCTGATGACCCGCAGCGCGGTCGTGACCGCGCCCTTGGTCAGCAACGCTGTGGAGGGCGAAATGCCGTGCAGTCGGTAGGCTCCGGACAGCTTGTCGACGGCGCCCTCGACCGACCCCCTGTAGTCGTACTGCTTGTACAGCTCCATGACCTCGCCCATCGAGTCGGCGTCGTAGACGTCCACGTACACGAAAGGCGGCGCGACAAGGCGGCCGTCGCCCCACATCAGCGAGCGCGTGTGGCCGTCGAGCTTCACCAGGCTGCCGTCGGGGAGCCGTGCGGCGGCGACCTTCTGGTGCGTCTTCGCCGGCCGGGCAAGGTGGTCGCGCGCGGCCTTCGCGGCGTGCGCCTCGGTGTCGCGCTGGATCGGGTTGTTTGCGACCGCCGCCCACTGGGACGGGGTCATCTGGATTGTCTTCATGGTCGGCCTTTCTCAGGTTGCCAGGCGCTGCACTGCCCGGTGGATGCGGTCTTGGAAAAAGCGGCGGATGGCGTACTGGCGCAGAATCGAAATGGAGGTGTAGATCCACCCCAACCACCAGTTCTGCCCGGCGCTGATCTGTGCGTCGACCAGCGGAAACAGCAGCATGTTGGCGACGAAGTTGATGCTGAAGCCGATCGCCAGGTTGACCCAGGCCTCGATGATCGCGGCACGCGGGTTGGCGCCTGCCCGATAGCTGCGGAAGGTGAAGGCGGCGACGAAGATCATCGACGCGATGCCGAGGAGAGGTAGGATATGCACGATCACTCCTGCGATGCGTAGGGCGCGTGGCCCGGGTAGCCGGGCGGGTTCAGTCGGTGCGACGCGACCTTGTACAGGCGCGCGATCTTGGCGATCTCGTCCAGCGTACCCCGCAGAATCATGTGCCCGCGAATCAGCGGGTCCACGATGCAGATGCGGTACGGGCCCGCGTGCGGTCTGGCGCGGTTCATGTCGATGCCCTCGCCGGCCGGTCGCCGCTGTCGTCGTCCTCGTCGTCGTCGGACTCGATGAGGCAGGTCCAGACGAGCGCGAGCATGACGCAAGCGCCCAGGAAGAACGCGCCCAGCAGCTCCAGGATATTGGCGGTGATCATTTCGCCTTGCTCCCAGGCGTGCCGGCAAGCTCGGTGTCGGCGATGGTGTAGTGGTACGGAGCCTTGTCCTTGTAGCGCTCACGGATTGAGACCATGAGCCGCTCGAACCTGGCGCGGATCCCGTCGAGCGCAGCGTGCTGGCTCGGAGGCCGGTCGTCGGTCGCGTTGCCGGCGTGCTTGCCCTCGATCAGGATGTTGATGCAGGCCAGTGCGTTGGCAAGGTGCGGCGTGCCATCGACCGGGTCGTCTTCCTGGCCTTCCCACCAGGCATCGAGGTGGCGCATCGCGGCGGCGTAATACACCGAGTTGCGGATGCCGGCGCCTCGATAGTTCCAGGCGCCGTACTTCACGTTGCCCAGGTAATGCGCGATGGCCTGGTAGGCCTTGACGATCGGAGACACCAGGTGCAACGGCAGCTTGGCGGCGCCGAGCGCGTCTTTCGGGTTGGTCGCCTTCTCGGTCACTTGGCGACCTCCGCCGTGCTGTCGTTCACGACGACGCCGTCGCGCAGCGCCACGCTCGACCCGACGCGCTCGCTCACCTCGTTGAACTTCGACTCGGTGGCCTTGGCCAGGTCGATGCCGGTCGCGTGAGCCATGCGCACCGTGGGCCCGTCGGCGTACTCCATGCCGAGCCGGCTCGCGATGCCGCTCAGCCGCATCGCCGCCTCCATCAGGTGTGGACGCGCTCCGGTCTCGAACTCGACCTCGTCGATGTCGCCGCGCTCGAACTTCTTGCGCAGGTTGGCGTAGTTGCCGATGTGCGCGATGACGTGCATCAGCGCGCGCTGCGGGCTCTGCTGGCTCGTCTGCCAGAAGTCCGGGCCGGACTCGTCGAGGGCGCGCATGCAGAAGATGTCGAGGTAGGCCTGGACGTCCGCGGCTTCCTTGCCGATCTCGGCTTCGTCGCCGATGCCGGCTTCGACAGCCAGTCGCGCCTCGGCCAGCTCGCCGACCTCGCCGATCAGCGCCTGGAACCACTGCGCCGGCGTCCAGTCGCTGCCGTCCGGCTTGCTGTGCGCGAACTCGCCGCGCTTGTTCTTGAACTGCGGCAGGCGCAGGGCGTTGGCCTGGCGCAGCGCATTGAAGGAGAGGTTGCTCACTCGTTGCCTTTCGTGTCGATTTTCGTGGTGCGCAAGAGCGCCTCGTGCAGCGAATCCCGCAGCGCGCGCAGCTCGACGGGACTCAGCGTCACGGAGAAAGATCGGACCGCGCCGGTGCGCTGCGCGCCCTTGTGCGTCGTCAGCAGCGCGACGGTCGTGCCATCCGGCCTGTGGATGTAGTGCGCGTCCAGCGCGAACGCCGGGCTGTCGACGATGCGGTCCGTGGCGATCACGTCAGTACACGCTCGACGGGCGCAGCGTCAGCGACACGTTGCGGTGCTTGTCGTGCAGCACCAGCCAGGCGCCGTTGACGCGGCGGTAGATCTCGATGATCTTGCCCTTGCCGTGGCCCCAGCGCGTGCTGTAGCCGACCGTCGCGCCTTCCTTCGGCAGCTTCTTCTGCACCGTCTTCGTCACCGGCTTCCTTGCGATCATGTCGAACACCTCGTGTTGATGGTGGAAAGTCCCCGCTGCTCTCCCGGGGTGGTCACGCGGTTCTGTTGTTCTGCCTTGCGTATCAGCAGTCCCGTCTATCCCGAGATGCCATCCCGTCTCTCCGGGCGTCACGCCAACCAGTTATTGCGCTGTTGCCTGCCTGCCCATCGAAGGACTCGGCTCACGCTGGTTCGATGACGTATGAACCGCTGCTCTTTCCTGGCGTGCCGGTCTCGCGACCATGTGCGCCTCCTTGTGGTGTGCGTCGCAGAGCCATGTGACAAGCAGCGGGGAGCTGTAGTGCGGGTGGTGCGCTTGCGATTGCGCGTCCCCGCACGTCTCGCACGGCCAGCGCTGCAGCCTTCCGGTCCTCAGCGCATAGGCCACAGCGTTGTGTGCGTCCAGCTTTTCCTTGTTCCTCGCCCTATACGCAGCCGTAGCGCGAGCCCTGGCGGCCTTGCCTTTTTCCGTGGCCAGGTACTCGCGGTTCAGCCGCCTACAGTTCTCCGGGTTGGCTCTGTTCCTCACGCTCAGAACGGGATGTCGGAGTCCATCGAGTCCCAGTCCCCGCCCGGCGCTGCCGCGGCCTTGCTTCGCGCCGGGGCCTGCGCCGGCGCGGTTGCGGGGCGCTGGCGCGGCGCCTGGGACGGGGCCGCGGCCTGGCCGCCACCCGCGTCGTCTCGGCCGCCGAGCAGCTGCATCGACTCGCCGACGATCTCGGTGGTGTACTTCTCGACGCCGTCCTTGTCGGTCCACTTGCGGGTCTTCAGGCGGCCCTCGACGTAGACCGGCTTGCCCTTCTTCAGGTACTCGCCGGCGATGTCGGCCAGGCGGTCGTAGAAGACCACGCGGTGCCATTCGGTTTCCTCGTTCATGTCGCCGGACTGCTTGTCCTTCCACTTGCGCGAGGTGGCGATGGCGAGGTTGGCGACGGACATGCCGTTGGGCATGCTGCGCACTTCGGGGTCGCGGCCGAGGTTGCCGAGGACGATGACTTTGTTGACTGAGGCCATGAGGCACTGCTCCGTTGCGTGATCGAGTAGTTGACGGGGTGGATTATGCAGACCAACCGTTGGTCTGTCAACAGGAAGTTAGAGTTACTGCGAAGTTTTTTGCGGCCTGGTGGCACCCAGCAGCCTCCAGTCGTTGCACTGCGTCCGCCGCGCGACCTGGTCGGCCAGCGCGAACACGCTGCTCACAGCCGAGTGCAGGCGCCGGTGGCGGCGCGCGTTGTATTCGCTGTCCTCCAGCGCCGGCGGTCTGCTCGCGTCCTGGCCGGAGCCGGCGGCCCAGAGCGCGCGCGGGTACAGCCGGCCGCGCTCTTCGGTGCGGATCCAGCCGCCGATGCGCACGCGCTTCTGGTGCTTCAGGCGCGCCAGCCTCACGCGCATCAGCTCGTGGCTGGTGCCCAGGTCGCGCGCCAGGTCGCGCGCCATGGTGGCGCCATGCGCCGCCAGGTAGTCGACGATCATCTGCGGCAGGCTGCGCGGGTCGCCGCGGCGCAGGGCGGGGGTGCGTGCCGCACTCATGGGCGCAACGCCTTGTAGGCCTTCTTCAGCTGCAGGTACATGCCGCGCACGCTGTTCGGGCTGTTGACCATGGTGGTGCGCCGGCGCGGGCCGGCGACGTAGTCGACCTGCGGGTCGCCGACCATCTCTTCGCGCGCCATCCTGCGCATCTGCTTGGCCTTCTTTGCGTTCATGCGGCCTCCGTCGTCGCCAGGCCGCCCAGCGCGCCGACCAGCGAGCCGATCAGCAGAGACAGCTCGCCCGTGGCCAGCGCCAGGCTGCCGTCGAAGGCATCGGCGCCTTCCTGGACGGAGCCGACCAGCGCGCCGTCGAGGATCTTGATTTTCTTCAGCTGCGCCTGGTCGGTGAGCACGAAGGACACGCGGCCGTTGTAGGTCAGGGCCAGCTTCGTGGGCAGCTTGCCTTCGCCGATGTGGGCCGCCATCACCTCGGGGTCCAGCTCGTGGTTCTGATAGCGCACGGCAGGGCTGGCGCCCTCGCTGCCCTTCAGCTCGCACTCGTTGTCGATCGCGAAGCCTTCGTCAGCCTCGCCGTGGACCAGCCAGTTCGCCATCGCCTGTGCCGGCGCAGTCGCGGTCTGCAGGTAGCTGGTCTTCAGGCTGGCGCAGTGCGTGAGACCCTCCGCCACCAGGTTGGCGCGGGCTGCGCTGCCGGCGTCGACCGCCAGGATGCCGCTGTCCGTGTCGATCCATGCCAGCACGTCGGTGCGGCGCGGGAAGGCGCGCGGCAGCAGCTCGATTAGCGCCTTCTCCTTCAGCTCCTTGCGCTGCTTCTTTCCGGGCTTGCGGCCGGTCTGCTCTTCGATGAGCTTGGCCAGCTCGTCGACCCGCTTCTCGACCGTCTTGCCGGGCACGCTGCGCTGCTCGATGGCCAGCTTGACCAGCCAGTGCCGCCGGCCGCTGCGCACGAGCATCTCGCCGTGCTCTGCGCCTCGCGGCGGCACCCAGCCGAAGGCCAGCTGCTGCGTCGGCCCGGTCGGCACGAAGGGGTTGGCCTGCAGGTCGGCCTCCAGCTCGTAGCTGTCGCCCATCTGGCTTGGGTCGACGCGAAACAGGATCAGGTTTTTCAGCATGGTGTTGTTCACTTCGGGTTGAGGTCGGTCTCGCGCACGCGGTCGTCAGGCACCCATCGGCCCGACGGCAGCTGGACATGGCAGCCCTTGAGCGGGCCCCACGAGGACGGCATGCCGCTGTCGCCCCATCGGGCGTGGCACAGCACCGCGGAGACGCCGGCCATGAGCGACAGAACGACAGCCATCGGCACCGCGATGAAGAGAGCCAGCGAGATGAATGGGAACCACTTCTTCATGCCGCCTCCGCCAGCTTGATCACGTCGTTCGCGGCCGCGCCGTAGGGCTCGCGCAGCAGCGCCTCGAACTTGCGCACGCGCGCCTCGTGCAGCCACAGGCCGGCGACCACTTCCTCGATGGCCTTCTCGTCGCGATGCACGCGCTTGATCCACAGTTCGTTGCCGTTGTTGAGGTGCGCCAGGTCGGGGATGGCGATCAGTATGTCGGTCCATCGGTGCCCGCGCACGAAGAAGCCCGCCAGCACCTGCGTCATGTACTCGCTGACGTCACCGGTTTGGATAATCCTGATGGCCTTCAGCGGGTTCAGAGGGGTCTTAACCTCGATGGCGCCGTCGTCCCCGACCGTGCCGTCGAAGCTGGCCCCAAACAGCCCGTCGTCGGTCTTGCAGAGCCCGATCTCGTCGACGATGACGCCGAAGCGCGCCTCATAGCGCATGCGCGCATAGGCCTCCTGCTCGTGGCCACGCTCGGTGGCGTAGAATCCGCCGCCGCTGTTTCCGTAGGGCTTGCCGGCGATGCGCTCGATGGCCAGGCGCGCAGCCAGCCCCAGCGCAGCATCACTCGGCTCGCCTACCGGCAGGCCCTGCAGCGCCAGCTCGATGCCGGACGCCTTGGGCTTGGCCTTGTAGTTGGCCTCAGCCATGGCTTGGGCCTCGGTCTTGCCGGCCTTCAGCGCCGCGACGTAGGTTGCCTGCTGCTCGGTCAGGCCGCCGACGATGCTGAGCGCATCTGCCGCCACGCTGGCGGTTGTGCAGCCAGCCCTGTCGGCCAGCCACTCGTCGCTCCCTTGTTGTGCGGTGCACTGAATCATGATCCCCTTACCCCTTCTGTTAAGGCCCGCTCTACGGGCCAGTTGAGCCTGACTATTCGTTGCTGCAGAACGTGGAAACGAAGGCCTGTACGTCGTGACCACCCAGCCAGCGTGTCGGTCACGCCGCCAAACGTGACCCGCCTTGACGAGCGCCTGTTGTTGGCCTGCTCAACAGGCGTTGCCCATCGACAGTTCCCGGGCTCATAGTTGCCGTTCACGTCGTCGCGCTCCAGGGAGTGGTCCGCGGACGGCCGTAGGCCTACGCTCGCCACGAACGCGGCGAACGAGTCGACCCACTCGGCGCACACCTGAATGCCGCGACCGCCATAGTTGTGGTACTCGGTGTTGCCGGAGTAGTAGCAGCGCGACTTCATGTTTCTCCAGGCCATCCACTCAGGGGATCGACTCATGCCGTGGCGCGTTGCGGCCGCCGCAGACCTGCCCCTGCCGCACCCGCTGCAGCTGGACGTATTGCCGGAGCGCACGGCGTGGCCGTCGGCTACATGATCTTGCCCGCAGTCGCACTTGAACCGCCACATCAGGTTGCCGTTGCGCAGGCTGCGCCCTTCGACGCAGACGCCGACGAGGCTTCCGTATCTGAGGCCGGTCATGTCGATGCCGCGCATGTTTAGGCGTCGACGGTGTTGGCTTCGCGCAGCTTGGCGCGGTGCGCCAGCGCGACTTCCTTGAACTTGGCCGCGCCCTCGCGGTCCTGCGCGGCGGCGGCAGCGGCCATGGCCTCGCCGTAGACCTTGGTCAGCTCCGGCTCGGTCTTGGTCGCCGTGGCCTTGGTGATCCACGCCTGCGGGTCGAAGCCCGAGACCTTCGGCGCGCGCACGCCTGGCGCCAGCTCGGCCAGGCCCTCGCCGCCCTCGGTGTTGAGGTAGTGCGTCGCCTGGTCCAGGCGATCGGTCTTCGGCCAGTACTTGCTGGCGCGGATCACGATCGTCTTCTTGGCCATCTCCGACCAGTCGGTCTCCCACGGGCACGACTTCGCCTTGCCGGCCTTGAACGACTTCCACGCCTCGCTGCGGTCGCGGATGGCGTTGACTTCGTCGGTCGACATCATCTCGGTGAGGTGGTCGCCGTCCACGGTCTTGGCGACGCAGTACACGCCGACGATCGCGCCGCGATCCTTAGCGAATGCGTTGAAGCTGTGCGTCGGCTCCTTGCCCATGCCGTTGTAGGCGAAGGCGTCCTTTTCGCGCACTACGGCCGCCTGGGCCCAGCGGATCGAGCCGGACGCCGTGGCCAGCTCGATCAGGCCGGGATAGCTGATCGCCAGCACGATCTTGGTCGCGCCGCCCGACTTGCGCGGCAGCAGGTAGGCCTGCTTCTTTGCCGGATTCAGCGACAGCCCGATGGCGGCGACATTGGTGACGGCGTCGACGACCGATTGCCGGTTGTCGAGCGCCACCTTCAGTGTGTACTCGCTGGCCTGCAGGGCCTGCAGCGCGAAGCCGGCCTCGGCCTCGAATCGGATGGACCTGTCGACGAGCGCCGCGTTGAAGGCGTCGCGCGCTCCGTCGATGTCCCCGGCGATGATGGTCAGTGCGTTGCTCATTTTGACTCTCCGTTGGTTGCGCGCTTGCGGCCTGCTGCGGCCGCTGAAATCTTGGCGCGCACCGCCGGGTCCGCCATGGCCGCTCGAAGCGCCGGCAGGTACGCGTCGATCTGAGCCTGGGATCTCTTCTTGCCCAGGTTGGCGGCCTTGATCTTGGCGCGGTGCTCTGCGCTTTTCGGCTGCCGGGCGGCAGCCAGCAGCGCCGCCGCCGTCGCCGGGTGCGCGGGCAGCCCCTTCTTCATGGCCGATATGCGAGCCTTGGTGGCGTCCGTGTGTCGCATGCCTGGCGCGCCTTCGCCGCCGCTGGTGTGGTTGGCGAGCCGGACTCCGGCCGCGTGCGCGGCGGAGATCAGTGCGCGCTCATGCAGCATGGCGTCGGCGTCGCTATCGAACATGGTGACGATCTCGACGACGAGGCCGTGCTTGGCGACGATGCTTTGCCAGTGCGCCGACCGCCTGGCGCGCAGCCACGCCCGATCTCCGCGCCCCTTCCCGACATAGAACGGCTCGCCGCTGTCGGCCTTGCGGTGCAGGTAGGTGTAGCTGGCATCGCCGGGTATGCGCCCGATGAAGCCCCCGGCGCGACGAATCGGACCGAGCTTTGCCGCCACGCTCATGCGGCCTCCTGGGCGCTGACGATGCGGGCGTGCTGCTTGACCACGTCGAAGCCGGCGACCCACTCGAGCGCGGTCTGCGCCGGCACGCCGAAGGCTGCGCACAGTGCGTGCAGGATCTCCTCGTCGTCGGGGCGCTGGGCTGCCGGCGCCTGCGCCTTGGCGATGGCCTCGGCCGCCTGGCGCTCGGCCTCCAGCCGCTCGGCCTCGGCCTTCTCCGCGGCCGCGCGCTCGGCCAGGATGCGCTCGCCCTCGGCCTTGCGCGCCGCCTCGATCTCGCGCTGCTTGCGCTGCTCGGCGGCGATCTGCTCGCGGGCGATGCGGCGCTCCTCCTCGAAGGCGTCCTGCTGCCTCTTCAGCTCGGCAGCCTCGGCCTCGCGGCGGGCGCGGGCCTCGGCGTCCAGACGGGCCTGCTCGGCGCGCTCGGCGGCGATGCGCTCGGCCTGCGCGCGCTCGGCGGCCAGGCGTTGCGCTTCAGCGATCTGCTGCTGGCGCACCTGCTCTGCGCGCATCGCCTCGTGCTGGGCCGCCAGCTCGGCCTGCTGGCGCTCCAGCTCTTCGCGCTCGGCCCGAAGGCGCGCAGCCTCAGCCTCGGCTGCTGCGGCCGCGGCTTCACGCGCCTCGGCGGCTCGCCGCATCGCCAGCATGGCGTCGTACGAGCGCAGCCGGGCCGCCTCGGCCTCGGGCAGGAACTCCCCGAACTCACCCTCGGTGATCGGCGTCTGCTCCAGGCTGGCCAGCATGGCGTCGACCTGCGCCGCAGTGGTGCAGCCGATGGCCGCCGCCGGCGCGGCCGAGATGGCGTCGATCGCGCGGCGGATCGCCGCCACGCGCTCGCGCTCGGCCTGCTCGCGCTCGGCCTTCTCGCGAGCCTTGCGCTCCTCCTTGGCCTTGATGCGCCCGTCCCACAGCGACTCGACCGGATCGACCGCGGCGTTGATGAGGCCGACCAGCTCGCGCGCCTGGCGCTGCGCATCGAGCAGAGGCTTGTTGCCCAGCTCGTACGCGGCCTTCGCCGAGGTGCGCACCTTGACGCAGCGGGCGCGGAACTCGCGCGCGGCGGCCTCGCCGGCGGCGGTCTCGACATCCCAGGTGGCGGTGGCCGACTCTTCGGCCAGCGCGGCCAGGCCGGCTTCGATCTTGCGCAGCGGGTCGAGCAGGGCGACGGCGCCGCCGGCCGCCGGGCCGACGACTTCCGAGGCGATCTCGGCGTCGACGGCGTCATTGACCATGTCCTGAAGCACGTTCATCTCCTGTGTTGAAGCGAGGACTGAATGTTACGCACAAAAGATTCGCGCGTCAACACTTAATTGTTATGGAGCCAGCCGGATCCCGTCTGCGCCGTACAGCTTCGGGCAGGTCCAGAAGCCCTCGCTATCGTCGTGGCCGGACAGCATGCCCAGGAGCGACGTGCCGCGGATGCTGACCCAGTGGCCGCCTGGCTCGCCGCAGTTCTCGCAGGTGTGCCGCGCCAGCTCCTGGGCGCGCACCATGCGCCGCAGGCGCTCGGCGTTCTGCCGGTTCTTGTCGCGCTGGCGTCGGTTCATGCCGACCTGGGCCGCCAGTCGCCCCACGAGCTGCGCTCCGCGCCGCAGTCGACGCAGAGGAACTCCAGGGCCCCGTTGGCGTGGGCGTGGATGATCTTCGTGTACCTGTGCTCGCACGGCGCAGGCCCTTTCTCGGCGGCCTGTGCCGCGACCGCAGCCTCGTAGTCCTTGCTGGAGGCGAACATGCTCATGCTGAGCTGCTCCGGCTCTGCTTGCGGCTCCCTCTGCTGCTCGGCGGCGCGGGCCGCGGCGTCCAGCCGGTCGAAGTGGCGCAGCAGTTCTCGCAGGTCGTCGGCAAAGACGACCGTCTCGTCTTTGCGCATGCAGCGGATGCTGTGCACCCCGGGCGCCGCCGCCATGCGCAAGCGTCGGAGGGCTTCGTGGAACTTCATGGCCGGCGCTCCCGCAGCGCGGCCAGGATGCGCGGTGGCACGATCTTCCAGCGCGGGCACTTGCTCAGGGTGTGGCCGCCTCCGCAGTACGGGCAGGCGCGGCTACTGGCACGCATCGCACGGGCCCTCGCTGTCGGCCGGCTTCAGCGGGCAGGCCAGCGGCGTGTCGTCGTCCAGGCTGAACGCGTCGTCGCTGTCGAACTGCTCGCCCTGCACCTCGAAGTCGTTGCCCTTGGGCACGATGGTGTTGTTCATGCAATGGTCCTCTTGGGTCATGTGCCACGGATGATGGGATCCGCGCTCCACCGCTGGCGGTTGCGGATGGCTGCGTCGAGCGGGTCGAAATTCGACTCGCAGACGGTGTACTTGTAGGCCGGGCTGCCGTCCGGATGGGTCGGGTAGATCGCCGGCGTGTCGGCATCCCACGCGGCGCGCAGCACGGTAGGCCGCTCGGCGGGCGCCTTGCGCGTGCGCTCGTAGTCCTTCGCCCACTCGGCGCGGGTGAAAAATCGCACGGTGCGGTGTCCGACCTTGCCCTTGTGCAGCAGGCCGTGCGCCACCAGGCGCATGGTGATGTTGTAGCTGTGGCGCACGCTCTCGCCGGTCACGTCCATCAGCGAGATGCCGGTGCGGCCTGCGCGCTGGGCCATGTCCAGCAGCCGCTTGTCGAGTACGGTGTTCGTCATGCGATGACCCTGCAGTGGTCGGGCAGGGCGTCGAGCACGGCCGTGGACTCGCGCCGTGTGCCCAGGCTGAAGAGCGCCTCGTAGGCGTCGACCAGGCGCTCCAGCGGCTCGCGCTCCGGGCCGGCCGTGCCGACCTTGCCGCTGCGCTTGAGCCGGTCGGCCACCGAGGTGACGGCCGCCAGCGCCGAGTTGACGGCCTCGATCGCGTCGGCCAGGCCTTCGGCGTCGACGGTGTCGTCGCGCAGCAGCTGCTCGCACATGCCGGAGCAGTACATGGCGATGCGCAGCAGCACCTGCACGTCGTCGGCGTCACCAGTGTGGCCGAGCACGCCAGCCAGCGCGGCGCGCGCCTGGATCATGGCCTTGGTCTTCATGTCGGCGGGGAAGCCGAAGACGATCGGCACCGAGCGCACCGGCACAGGCCGGCGGTTGCAACGCTTGCGGGTCACGTCCGGTCCCTCGTCCTGTCGGAGGCCGGCGAGCCCGTGAGGACCAACAACATCAGCGACCCGTACCAGGTCAGCCAAGACTCAATGGATTGCAACGGGGTCAGCATGGGCGGCCGCTTCGTGGTGAAGGCCGCATTGTCCCAACAAACAGTTGCGGCGTCAACCGCAATTGTGTGTGCGGACGAAAAAAAGCCCAGCTTGGAAGCCGGGCCTTCTTTCTCAGCCGCCTAGACCCGGGATCCCCCAGACCATCACGGCCCCGCTGCTTTTCCGGGGTGGCCAGCTGTCAGCACATTCGGGTCAGCTGCCCGCTCGGAGACCGGGCGCTAGGCCCGCCGCATGTGCCATACGGTTCGTGTTGCTCCGGGCATTCTACATAAACTTTTAGCAGGCGCAAGAAGTTTTAGCGCCGCTTGCCCGCGACGAGTTCCGGCTGCCTGCCGACCGACTTGGTGGCCACGCCCAGCAGCTTGTCGCGGTCGACGGCATTCACGGCCAGGAACTCCGCCACGGCCGTCCGCGCCGCGGCCAGCGGATCCGCCGATGGCGGGGGCTCGGGCCTGGAGCGCTCGACGGCCTCCAGATGCATGCGCGCCAGGTCGCCGAGCAGGTTCTTCGCGCGCAGCGGAAGCTTGCAGATGACGAGCAGCAGGTCGACATCCTTCGGGTCGACCATGGCCGCCGCGGTTCGGCCTTCGGCCACGGGGTTCGCCCCCTCGGACCAGTCCATCGTGAAGCTCAGCGCCTCTTCGATGAGACGGATCTTCGACTTGCTGGGGTAGGAGCGGCCGCTCTCCCAGTGGCGCACCGCCTGTTCGGTGACGCCGACGCGCATGGCCAGCTGATGCATGTCCATGCCGAGCGCCTCGCGCCGGACTCTGATCTGGTCCTTGATTTGCACCGTGCACTCCTGGTTCGGTGATGAGGTGCCTATTGACGCACGCCAACAAAAACTTTGCAATAGAAAGGATTGCTTCGTACAATAAATCGCACCCCCAAAGGATAGGGGGGGGAAAGGATAGCATGCAGTTCGTCAACATCCACGGCGAGCCGGTCACCATCGGCCCGCCCTTGCCCGCCAAGAAGAGGCCTGCCGCCGTCGGGCAACAGTACCACAAGGGCTGGCACGTCGTGGGCTACAGCCCCGACCAGCTGCTGGCTGCGCGCCTCGTCCACGAGCGCGGCGGGTCGCCGAAGCCGTTCGACCCGGTAGCCTGGATGCTGGAGCACAAACCGCTGCGCGTGCGCAGCAAGCCTTATGAGCTGCACTTGGCCGCCAGGGAGTGCGCCGCGCTGGCGACCGCCGCCGGGTGGCATGACGTGCGCGTCGTGGCTAAGGCGAAGGGCAACTGATGACCAAGTTCGCCTTCTTCATCGGCGGCCCGCTGGATGGCCAGCGCCACATAGTCCAGGAGCTGAGGCCTTCGGTCGAGATGCTCCACGCGGAGCGCGCCGCCGTGCCGGTCAGTTACGGAGGCACCGAGCGCCAGGTGCAGACGACCCGTCTGCGCTACGTGATGCCATCCCGACCCATCAACCCCCGAATGCATCTGGCCTGCCATGTCGAGCACGACGTCATCGACGCCGAGATCGGCGTGTACCACTACGTAGGAGGCGAGCGCACAAGATGATCATCACACACACCCTCAAGCCGTCCGTCGACCTAGCCGCCGGCGCCATCCTCCTGGAAGAGTTGTCCGAGGAACAGCTCGACATCGGCGGCAAGCTGTTTAAGCGGCACGCTATTGCCGTGGTACACACCCGCGACCAGGCGATCCGTGAGGCGCTGATCAAGCTGGGCTGGACGCCGCCGCCCGAGCCAACCTTCCCGCCGGCTGGCGGCGGCGCCTGCCCGAGGTCCGACGGGCAGGCGGCCGGAGAGGCCTGCCAGGCCAAGGCCGAGCGCGTCGCCAACTTCGACGCCAAGGCGGCCGGCGAGTTCATGCTGCGCCACCTGCGCAAGCACGGGCCGACCAGCTCGGAGATCCTGGTCGAGGTGTGCCGCATCGCCGGCTACAAGCCGCACGACGACCGCGCCTTCGGCCCTGTGATCGCGAGCCTGGCGCGCGCCGGCCGCATGCATCAGGTCGGAGAGTGCCGCCGCCGACGCGGCAACGGCACGGCCGGCGGCCGCATCTGGGGGATTTCGCTCGCCCCAGGCGAAACAAACAGGTAGCACATCAACAAACGTGCGCTACACTGCGCACGCGCCCGGCTAGGGGAGAGCTACCCCGAAAAGCGGATTGTCCGCCCGCCTGCCGGCGCGCCTTTACCGCGGCACCACAAGGACACGTAGTGGCTGGAGACTGGATCAAGATGCGGGCCGACATTCTCGCGTCGCCTAAATTCGATAGGCTGCGCCGCGAGCTGGAAACCGGTTCGGCTGACCTTCTGCTGCTCCTGTACAGGACTGCAGGCTGGTTTGAGAGGCACGCCAAGTATGGCCGGATGAGTGAGCCCGACGCCTCCGCGCTGGACGACCACCTACGCAGGCCTGGATTTTCTGAGCGCCTTCGCTCCTGCGGTTGGCTGAAAGCAGCTGGAGGCGCGGTCAGTCTCGCCGGATTCTGTGAGCCGGCAGCGACGCGCAAGTCGCTGGGGGCGCGGCTGCGGGCCGCCGTGCTGTCCGCCGGGCGGTGCGCGGCATGCGGGTCGACAGAGGAGCTTGTCGTGGATCACGCGACGCCGATCGCCAGAGGTGGGTCCAGCGATCCTAGCAACCTGCAGTGCCTGTGCTCCCCATGCAGCCGCGCGAAGTGGCGGATGACGATGCCGGAGTTCCTGGCAGAAAGGCGGGGCGCGTAATGGCTGGCGACTGGATGAAGATAGAGGCGAGCACCCCAGAAAAGGAGGAGGTACTCGCCATCACATCCCGCATGGGGTGGGACGACGCGGACCTGGCTGTCGGGAAACTCTTTCGGCTCTGGCGATGGTTTGACCAGCACACGACCAACGGTAACGCTGCGCGCGTTACCACCGCGTTACTCGACCGTATCGTTGGCGTTAGTGGATTCTGCGAGGCCGTGCGCGAGGTCGGGTGGCTGGAGATCTCTGGCGACGGGATCAGCCTGCCGAGGTTCGACCGGCACAACGGAACTACCGCCAAGAGCAGGGCGCAGACCGCCAAAAGAGTGGCCAAGCACAAAGCTAACGGAGAGGTTAACGCTTCCGCTAACGGTCACGGCGTTAGCGGTGCGTTACCTAGAGAAGAGAAGAGAAGAGAAGAGAACAAAGAGAGTGGGTCGGCTCCGCCTCCGCCCCCTCCTGGCGAGCCCTTGAAGGCCAAGTCGGGCAAGCCGAAGGGCGAGCAGACCACCTACGACGCCTGGGTGAAAAAAGCGGCCGACGCCGGCGAGAAGCCGATCCCGAACGACCACGCCGCACGCCGCTATGCCGAGGAGATCGACCTGCCTGCTGAGCTTCTTCGGCTGCACTGGCTGTGCTTCCGCCGCCGGTACGCCGGCACCCGGAAGACCTACATCGACTGGGGGCGCGTGTTCCGCCGCTCGCTGCAGGAGGCCTGGTTCGGGCTGTGGTTCCTGAACGACGACGGCAAGTACGTGCTGACCACCCGCGGCAAGCAAGCCGAGATCGAGTTCAAGGAGAAGTCGTGAGCGACAGCCGCAACGCCCCCTGGTCCAGCGAGTCGGAGCAGTCCGTGCTGGGCGCCCTGCTGCTCGACAACGGGGCCATCGACCGCATCGCCGAGCTGAAGGCCGAGGCCTTCTTCGACGGCGCCAATCGCCGCATTTTCGTCGCCATCCTGTCGCTGCTGAACACCGGCAAGCCGGCCGATGTGATCACCGTGTTCGAGCGGCTGCAGGCCACCGGCGAGCTGGCCGACGCAGGCGGGCTGCCGTACCTGAACGCGCTGGCACAGAGCGTGCCCAGCGCCGCCAACATCGTGCGCTACGCGGGCCTGGTGATGGAGCGGGCCAAGGCGCGCGCGCTGATGGCCGCCGGCGCGTCGGCGGTGGAGGCGGCCGCCGACCAGGCCACGCCGATCGACGAGCGCATCGAGCGCGTCTCTGCTGAACTGATGCGGCTGCTGGAGCAGGGCGCGCAACGCAGCGCCACGCCGCTGGCCGAGCTGCTGGTGCGGCACACCGAGATCATCGAGGCCCGCGCGAACGACAGGATCCGCGTCACGCCGACCGGCCTGATCGACCTGGACAACATGCTCAACGGCGGCATCCGCCCGGGCAACCTGGTGATCCTGGGCGCGCGCCCGAGCATGGGCAAGACTGCCCTCGCGCTGACCATGGCGATGCACATGGCAGGCGGCGCCGGCGTGGGCTTCCTGTCGATGGAGATGTCCGAGGAGGAGTTGGGCGACCGAGGTGTTGCGCTACTCGGGCACCTGGACCTGTCCGATGTGCAGCGCCCTCCGCAGGGCGGAGAGTTCTGGGAGCGCCTGGTCGAGGCCACAGAGATGGCGGCCGGCAAGAAGCTGTACGTCGACGACCAGGGCGGCCTGACGCTGGCCCAGGTGCGCGCCAAGGCCCGCGCCATGAAGCGCAAGCACAACATCGGCGTGCTGATGGTCGACTACCTGCAGCTGATGTCGGGCACCGACCCGAAGCTGAATCGCACCTACCAGCTGGAAGAGATCACCCGAGGCCTGAAGACGCTGGGCAAGGAGCTGGACATCGTGGTCGTGGCGCTTGCGCAGGTCAAGCGCACGGTGGACGGCATGCCCGGCCTGGCGGACCTGAAGGACAGCGGCGCCATCGAGCAGGACGCCGACGTGGTGGCCTTCATCCATCGGCCGATCCAGACCAAGCCTGACCTGGGCCCGGACTTCGAGAACTACGCCCAGATGTTCGTCGCCAAGAACCGGCAGGGCCGCACCGGCCTGCTCGACCTGGCCTACGTCGGCCGCGAGACGCGCTTCTCGTCGTGGTCCGGCCCAGCGCCGACCGCGACGCCGAACACGATGACCAAGCGCAAGGCGCTGGCCGAAGCCTTCTGACCCCACACAACACGGAAACCCCATGAGGAACCTGCCCATCGATGCCAAGCGCTGCCGAGGCGCCGACGAGAAATTCAACCCAACGATCTGCCCGGCGCGCAGCCGGTGCCAGCGTCACGTCCAGCTCGAGCTGGACCGCCAGCTGTGCCTGCCGCCCGAGGTGACAGTCAACATCCGGGCGATGGTCTACCCGATCGTGGGCAACAACACCTGCCACTTCTGGATCCCTGTCGGGAGCGCCGCATGATGATCTCCAGGACCGGGGTGCTGCGCCTGGGCAAGGCGCACAGGGCGAAGCGCCAGCAGGCCGAGCTGTCCGCCCTCGCGCAGCTGCCCCCCTGCATAGTGCGCGTCAGGTTTGGTCCGCGATTCATCGAAGACATGGCGCGCCTCAGCCGAAGGGACCAGGCCGCCGAGCTGCGCGAGCGGTGTTCTCGCCTCCACGCGGAGGGTCGCCTCGGCCCGCTTGACAGCAAGCCGCCTGTCGTCGAGACCGACAGCAAGTCGGACTGCGTCGACATTTTCCTGCGCGTGCAGGGGCAGTACATCCGCAGAGCCCGCTTCGACCTACTGGAGCGGGTGCCTGGCGTGATCAGTGTGGCCGTGAGGATGTAGCCATGAGCGAAGCAGAAGTGATCTTCGCGATGACGTCCGACTGGGGCGTCGACCTGGCGCGACCCGGCGGCGATACCACGGCGGTGTCGCGGTGCGAGTTGATCAACGGCGAAATCGGCCGCATCGATGGCGGCGTCCGCTTCATCGAGTCGCCCTTGCTGCGACACTTCCCGGCGCGCCTCGGGGCGCACCGGCGGGCGCGCACGGCGCGCGGCCGCAAGGCGTCGCTGCATGCCGCAGGAATGGCGCCGTTGCCGGTGCGCCGCGGTCGCCGCTGGCAGAAGCTGCGTGGCCGCCTTTTCGGGCGTGCGCGATGAACCCGTTCCGCAACCGGTGCGCCGAGACCATGGGCGGCGAGGACCAACCCGCGTTCAGGCGCACAAGCGGCAGCGTGATCTGCGAGGCTTGCGGCAAGGAGTACCGCCGCCACCCGCACAGCGAGCACCGCGACTTCGACGGCTACCCCTTCTTGAACCGTCTGTGCAATGGGGATCTCGTCAAGCTGTGAAGACCATAGACATCAGTACCAAGAAGCACCCAGGCACGTTCGCCGTGGTGGACGACGGCGACTACGACGCGCTGCGCCAGCACTGCTGGTATGCGATGCAGTTCCGCCGGCGCCACGTCATCTATGCGGCGCGCATGGAGTCGATCGATGGCAGGAGGGTTGTCGTTCTAATGCACCGCCAGGTGCTTGGTTGCCTGGGCCGCGTTGACCACGCCGACGGCGACGGGCTCAACAACCAGCGCCACAACCTTCGCGAGGCGACGGCTGTGCAGAACGGCGGGAACAGCAGGAAGCGGGCGCTAGGCACCTCCGCGTTCAAGGGTGTGTCTTGGCACGCCGCCGCCGGCAAGTGGCGGTCTCAGATCAAGTCCGGCAAGAAGCGAGTGCACCTCGGTCTGTTCGATGACGAGGTCGCTGCAGCGATGGCATACGACGCCGCCGCGTCGGCCGTCTTCGGCAAGTTCGCCCACGTCAACTTCAACAAACAAGACGGCCTCGAAAGGGCATGACCATGAGCAATGAAACCCAACTGCTGCGCCAGCTGGCGCAAGCCATCGACGACCTGGAGGCCATGGTCTCGTTCATGCCGGACAAACCGGACTTCAAGGTGCAAGTCCCGGAGCTTGAGGTGTCCTGGAGCACGGGCTGCGCGACGCGCGGATACGCGGAGCTGCGTGCCGGGATGAGGCGTGTGATCGGCGCCCGCTGGCTGGAGCTGCGCGACGAGGCCATCGCCGCCAAAGCCATGGAGATCGACCGCCTGCGCCAGGAGCTGGCGCGTCCGAAGCGCCTGGCCGGGGATGTGGCGTGACGACGGGCCTGGTCAGCGGCATGTCGCTGGAGAAGGCCTGCGCCACGGTGGCGGCGCGCGCCGAGCAGCTGCGCGCAGAGACCGACGCGCCGCTCAGCGTCTGGACAGAGACCGGCCGGCAGTCGGTGCTGGTGGGCATCGCGCGGCGCGGCATGGCCGCGACCACAATGCTGGTCCCGCGCGCGGAGTACGACGGGATCAAGCTGTTCGAGAGGCTCGTGGCCGAGACGCCGGGGGGCCCCGCATGACGGCGCCCATCGACACGCAGCAGCACATGCGCCGCTGCCTGGTGCGCGCCGTGCTGGCGATGCGCGAGCGCGACGGATCCGACGTCGCCAGGGAGTGGCTCGCCGCCTACGAGCGCAAGCACAAGGACCGCTCGCTGCGGGCCCAGGTTTTCGAGCAGTTCGACCTGGGCAACCGCGGGGCCTGGGGCGACTGGCGCGAGCCGGTCGAGGCGACATCGTGAGGCAGCGCATGGTCGAGGTCGTTGCCGTCGACGGCAGCCTGGTGCGGCAGGAGACTTACGAGCACCTGCCGCTGTTCGAGCGCATCGCGCTGATGTGGGACTGGGTCTTCTGGAGGCGTTACGTCCTCGGATTGGATTGGTGGTAGGCCATGGCCAACGTGGTGGTGCACAAAGGTGGGGACGGCAAGCTGGCCGGCTTCGGTGAGGCCGGCGCGCGCGCGTGGGCCAGGTTCCAGCAGATGCTGTCTCGGCTTCAGGTCGGCGAGACGCTAGAGTTTCAGTGGCGCGAGCCGCGCAGTCCCGGGTTCCATCGCCGCCACTTCGCGCTACTGAACTGTATCTACGAGCAGCAGGACCAGTTCACCGACGCGGAGGCGTTCCGCATGTGGTGCCACGTAGGCGCAGGGTTCTGCAGCCTGGTGCCGGGGCCTAAAGGCAAGCCTGTCGCCATCCCGGACAGCATCGCCTGGAGCAAGCTCGATGAGACCGAATTCCAAGAGCACCACCTGGCCGTCGTGCGCTTCCTGCGCAGCACGCACGCGACCAGGTTCCTGTGGCCCACGTTGAGCGACCTGCAGGCCGACGAGATGATCAACAACCTGTTGCTGGAGTTTGGCGCATGAGGCGACTCGACCTGGCGGGCCAGAGGTTCGGGAGGCTGGTGGCGGTCAGCCCGCACAGCAAGAGAGGGAGGGACAATCTCTGGTCGTGCGCATGCGACTGCGGATCGACCTCGTTCGTCGTTGTCGCCAAGCTGCGCTCCGGGCGCACGCGCAGCTGCGGCTGCCTTGCCTCCGACGCCGTGAGCGCCAGGAACATGCAGGCTGCCAGGCACGGCATGTGGAAGTCGCCGGAGTTTCAGGCATGGCTGTCGATGAAGAAGCGCTGCCTGTCGCCGTCGGCCCCAAACTACCGCGACTACGGCGGCCGCGGCATCACTGTGTTCCGAGACTGGATCGATTCATTCGAGGCCTTCTATGCATACGTGGGGCCGCGACCATCGAGCGCTCACTCCCTGGACAGGATCCGCAACCACGAGGGGTATGCGCCAGGCAACGTGCGGTGGTCGACCGCGCAGGAGCAGCAGAACAACAGGCGATGCAACGTCACGGCGCTCGTGGGCGGGCGCGCGCTGACGGCGGCGCAGATCGCTACGGAGTTCGGGTTGCCGCACTCCACCGTGCTGAAGCGCATTCGATCTGGCGCTGATGCGACTGGCATCGTCGCGCCAGGTCGGCGACGCGGCGCAGGTTAGCCTGCCGAATTCGCTTGACGATTTCTTCTCGCCCGCCTAGAAACTGTTGTATGACATACAAACGGTTCTTGAGGGCCAGACGATGAAGAAAGCAGAGATCATTGCCCAGGCCGCCAAGCTGTGCGGCCAGCACCCGCAGCTGGTGCGCGACGTGTTGGCGGCCGCGGCAGAGGCGGCGAAGGGGGCGGTGCAGCGCGGGGAGGAGGTCTTCCTGTTCGGGCTGGGCAAGCTGGAGGTGGCGGCGCGCGGCGCGAAGAAGGCCCGCAACATCTGGACCGGCGACACGGTGACCGTGCCGCCGCGCCGCGTGGTGCTGTTCAAGGCGAGCTGCTCCCTCCTGGCCAGCGCGAACGCAGCCTGAGCATGCCGCGCGGCAACAAGTACGGCGCGAAGAAGGTCGTCGTCGACGGCGTCGCCTTCGACAGCAAGCGCGAGGCCAAGCGCTGGGGGCAGCTGCTCAAGCTGCACGCCGAGGGCGCGATCTCTCTGCCCGAGCGCCAAGTCCGCTACGAGCTGATCCCGAAGCAGGCGCGAGCCGGCGTGACCGAGCGCGCCTGCCACTACGTGGCCGACTTCCGCTACGTGCGCGTCGACGGCGTGATGATGGTCGAGGACGTGAAGTCGCCGCCGACGCGCAAGAAGCCGGACTACGTGATCAAGCGCAAGCTGATGCTGCAAAAGTTCGGCATTGCCGTCCGGGAGGTGATGCTGTGATCGGCGAGCGCCGCACCACCCACGAGCGGCTGCTCACCGCATTCAGGTCCAGCCACCTGGAGCTGGACAGCGAGCACCGCGGCGACGCGGACTACCTGATTGCCCTGGGCATCGCCGGCTCGCGCAGCGGCATGCTGGGCGGCGACGTGCTGCGTCTGCAGCTGGCCGGCAGCCCGGCCGACTACCGCAACGCGCGCGAGTCGGTGGTGCGGTTGACCCGGCGCCTGGCGATGAAGCACAACTGGCGCCTGTCCGGCGACAACACGCGCCGCGTCGGCGAGCTGGCGCTGGCGCACCACGTCTTCCCGACCTGCCCTGTCTGCAAGGGCCGGCGCTTCGAGGTGGTGGAGGGCTCGCCGTCGCTGAGCGGCCGGGCCTGCCGCGCCTGCCACGGGACCGGCGCGCGCCCGATCCAGCGCAAGCTGGGCCGCGAGATCCGCGAGGTGCTGGAGACGCTGGAGCGCATCAGCGAGTTCACCGAGGGCAGCGTCGCGAGGTTGATGCGATGAAGTCCTGGATCTTCCGCAACCTGCCTGCCGGCGCCGAGCTGCCGTACCACCGCGGCGTGGTGCCCGGCAGCGAGGTGCATGTGCTTGGCTGGCGGCACCCCGGATCGGTCGACGTGCGCACCGTCGTGCGCCTGGTGACCGCGCGGTGCGATGACGGCGTGATGGCGGTGATCGATGCGCCGCTGCACAACCAGCCGGCTGCGGGCGCGTGGGTGTCGCTGGCCTGGACGCGCGAGGGAGGCAAGGCCGCATGACGGTTCTCGCGTGGGACGGCAAGACCCTGGCGGCCGACAAGCAGGCCACAAGCAGCGGCATGAAGCGCACCGTGACCAAGGTGTTCCGCGTGGGCGAGCTGCTGGTCGGCGTGTCCGGCGACCTGGCCCACGGCCTGGAGATGGTCGAGTGGGTGCGCGACGGGCGGAAGCCGGAGCGGTTCCCAGAGCACCAGCGCGGCGAAAACTGGTGCGCGACGCTGGTAATCGAGGGCGGGCGGCCCATGCTCTACGAGGACACGCCCTACGCCATCATCAACGAAGACCCGGTGCTGGCCTTCGGCTCGGGAAGGGACTACGCGCTGGCCGCCATGTTCTGCGGGATGTCGGCGGCCGAGGCGGTGCGGGTGGCCTGCCACTTCGACGCTGGCTGTGGCATGGGCATCGACGCGATCGACGCCCCGTGACCCGGGACGAGAAGACCCACAAGGCGCGCCTGGCCGAGCTGGGCTGCATGCTGTGCCGCAGGTTGTTCGGCATCCAGGACGGGCCCGTCGAACTGCACCACCGCCGGGAAGGCGGCTGGGGGCGCGGCGACTACACCACGCTGATACCAATGTGCGCCGAACACCACCGCGGCAACAGCGGCGTGCACGGTCTTGGCACAAAGGCCTTCGCCAGGCGCTACGGCGTCACCCAGCAGGAGCTGCTGGACGACGCCCTGGCCTTGCTTACATCGTCGTGTCGCTGAAGTCTCGCACGACGACGACGCCCAGCGGCGCCGGCTTCAGGCGACCGGCCACACGCAGCGGCCTGCCGTGCTGGTCGACTTCGAGCACGCGCGCCACCGAGTGCACCGGCGTGTCGTTGACGCGGTAGACGATGTCCCACCCCTCGCCGAGTTCTGCGGCCCTCCGCCCGGCATCGATGCACCGGCCGACATCGTCTTGGTGGACGCCGCGCAAGCTGGCGAAGAAGCAGTGGGGCGGGTCGAACTTGCCGCGGATGGCCCGGCGCAGGTCGGCCGCCTCGGGCGACAGCGTGATGAGCCAGGTGTTCAGGTCCAGCTCGTAATCGCCGCCAGGCATGCGGGCGATCTCTTACCTGGCCTTGCCGGGGCCCCACCTGAAGACCGAGAGGAAGATCTGCGCCAGCACCGGCGCGCCGCCGGCGTTGCGCACAATCTCACCGCGCGCACGCACGGCGCCGGCGCCATAGCGGTACTCCAGGCTGACCGGCTCGTACCAGTCCGTCAGGCGCATCATCGCCGCGCGCACCTTGACGCGGTCCTCTGGGTGCACCTTCTTCAGGTGGTCCTCGAAGTCGTCGTTGCCGGTGAACCGCTCGCAGATCATCGACAGGGCCTGCGCCGCCTCGGGCGAGACCGTGATCTGCTTGGAGATGAGGTCGACCTGGACCATGCCGTCCGGCACCCATTCGTTGGTGGCCGGGTCGAGCAGTTTTGCGGGTGCCGTCTCCGCATCCCCGAGCAGGCGCGGGTCGAGCAGCTTGCCCATGAAGCGGTCGATGCCGTGGTCGCGCAGGATGCTGGCGGACGACTCGATGGTGACGTTCAGGTTGCCGCACTGCAGCCGGCGTACCACGACACCATCCTGGCGCGCAACGCTGCCGGCCTTCTGGCTGGGGAGGTTGGCGATGCCGAGCGCTTTCGCGTCGTCCTCGCTGATGCGGTCGTAGTGGTACAGCGCGCCACGGATGTAGCTGTCGTTGATGCGGGTGGGCTTGATGGGCAAGCTGCTGGGTGCGAACACGTCTTCTCTCGGCTTGTTGTTGGACAAAGACAACCTCTCCCCGGGCGTGGGGAGCGAGGATTGTTGCCCGAGCCTGCCAGGGAAGACGGCATTGACGCGAGGTGCGCACCTGATGTATGAGGTTATTGCTTGACCTGAGACGGAAAATCTGGGATGGGCGGCGCCGCGCGGATCTGGGCCCGGATCCACGGCGAGCCGCCGAGCGACCTCAGTTTCGTGCGATCCTGCTCGGTCAGCGTGATGGTGACGCGCTCGACCTGGGTCGACCCGTCGATGGCGCGGCGGCCGCCGCCGGGCTGCGCGCCTCCGCGCTTGGTGGTTTCGTTCACTATTGCTCCTTGCGTTGTGGTTTGAGTGATCCGCAGGCGGTCGGCCACCCACGGCCGGCGGCCCAGCTCGACGCCGAACTCGACGTCCAGCCGGTACAGCGTGATCAGCGAGCGGAAGATGCCGACGAAGCGTTCGCCGACCTCGGCCAGTGTGGAGAACTCCAGGCGCACGTAGCCAGGCCAGGCGTAGCGGTAGCGCAGCGTGCCGTCCGGCAGGATGGCGATGCGCATGCTGCCGCGCCCCAGTACGCGGGTCGCCCTCACGGCGCCAGGCCTCGCAGCAGGGCGTTCAGGCGGCCGCACG